GCTGGTTCGTATGGCGCGGCATCCGCTGGTTCGTTTGGCGCGGCATCCGCTGGTGAGAGTGGCGCGGCATCCGCTGGTTACCGTGGCGCGGCATCCGCTGGTTCGTTTGGCGCGGCATCCGCTGGTGAGAGTGGCGCGGCATCCGCTGGTTACCGTGGCGCGGCATCCGCTGGTTCGTTTGGCGCGGCGGTTTCGAGAGGAACGGCGTCGGTTGGGGCAAACGGTATTGCCTGTGCAAGAGGTAACGGCTGCAAGGTCAGAGGCGGGCTGGGATCCGTGCTGGTGATCGCGGAGGAGGCCGCTGAAAGCTACGACATCACCGTGTGGAAGGCTGTCGTGGTGGACGGTGAGACCGTGAAGGCAAACACCTGGTATCAGCTGGTGGACAACGAGCTGCAGGAGGCTGAAAACGATGAAGGTGACAAGGGCTGACCTGCTGGCGAAGTTACTGGCCAGCGACGCGCCGATGCTGACCCCCGCCCAGGTGGCGCCGGTGCTGGGCTGCAACCCGCAGGACATACGGGTGGCGGCGCGGCAGGCCCCGGAGCTGCTGGGCTTCCCCGTGGCGGTGATCGGCAGCCGGACGAAGATCCCGCGGGCGGCGTTCCTGCGCTGGGCGGGCTATGAGGAGATGAGAGCATGAGCGAGATGGACATGGACCGGCGGCCAAGGATGAGAGCATACATGCAGCCGAAGGACCTGGACACGGAGGGCTGCATCCGGCTGGCGGCGGCCGTGCTGTCCGAAGCCGGGCAGGCGTTGACGGTGGCGGCGCAGCAGGCCGCCGCGCATCCCACGGCGGACAACATGCGGCACCTGAAGGACTGCCGGGGCTTCTACCAGTCGGAGATGTTCCAGGCGCTGTCCCTCGGCGCGGTGGACGGCACCACGGCAGCGAAGAAGATCATCCAGAACGCCCTGCGGGGGCGCGCGGTGAAGGGAGTGTGAACAGGATGAGGTACGGATACGCGATCAAGACCGGGGGCGACCCGGAGATCTCCGGCGCGCTGGCGGGCGGCATCAAGGCAGGGACCCGACAGACGCACCACAGCGACGCGGTGCGCCGGGTGGCCATGATGCGGCATACCCCCGCGGAGTGGGCGGAGATGACCGAGGAGGCCCGGGTGATCTACGGCGGGCAGCCGGTGCCGCCCCGCTGGGCGATGCCGCTGCTGGTGGGCTACGCGCTGATCTGCTACGCCACGGCCCTGGCCTACCGGCTGCTGGGCCGGGTGACGGAAGGGAGTGTGTGACGTGCTTATGAATCTGATCTCGAATATCATGGCCGGGACGGGGCTGACGCTGCTGCTGATCGGCGCCGTCGGGCTGATCGTGTTAGGGCCGGAGGAATGCGAGGAGGAGAAAGACAATGGCGACACTGTATGAGCTGAGCGCGGGCTATGCCTCGCTGCTGGACATGTATGATCTGGCGGAGACCGACGCGGAGCGGGCGGACATCATGGACATGCTGGCCAGCGCCGAGGGCGACATCGCGGAAAAGGCCGAGGCCTATGCCCGGATCATGAAGAACAAGCAGGCCGAGGCCGAGGGCTTCAAGGCCGAGGCCGACCGGCTGACGGCGAAGCGCAGGGCCGCCGAGGCGGTGGTGGACCGGATGAAGGAGGCCATTACCACAGCCATGATGATGGTGGACGTGCGGGAGATCGGCACCACCATCGGCAAGTGGCGCCTGCAGATCAATCCCTGGAGCTGCGAGGTGCTGGACGCGAACGCGGTGCCGGAGGAGTGGCACATCAAGGTGGAGGACAAGATCGACCGGGCCGGGCTGGTGCGGCACTTCAAGGAGACCGGCGAGCTGATCGACGGCGTGGAGTTCCGCCAGAGCGTCGGCGCGCGGTTCAGGTGAGAGCAGAGAGAGGAATGCGTGCGAAGGTATGAAGGAATCCGTCATCGAGCGCAACAAGCGCCTGGGCGTGGATCGGAAAATCGCGGATTTCATGGCGAAGCAGAAACAGCCCTACGAATTCAAGATTCGATATGCGGAGATGCGGGCGCGGGAATTTTACGAGGAGTGCGGGCGTCGGGACCTGAACTGCCATGTCTCCGTGGGCGGGCTGGATTCCATCACGCTGCTGGTATTCCTGAGAAAGATCGGGATCGACGTGCCCGCCATATCCGTGAGCGGGCTGGAGGATAAAAGCATCCAGAGGGTGCACGAGGCGCTGGGCGTGGAGAACGTGAAGTCGTATCGGTCGAAGGTGGACGTGATCCGGAAATTCGGCTTCCCGGTGCTTTCAAAGGAAATCGCCGGGAAGATCATGCTCTTGCAGAATCCCAGCGAGAAGAACAGAACCGTGCGCCACGCCATCATCACCGGGGAGACGGGAGAATACGGGGGCAACCGCACCGGGACCCGGATGCAGCTTCCCCGGAAATGGCTGGAGCGCTTTGGCGGCGCGGACGAAGAGGGCCGCGCCCTGGGCTACCGCGCCGCGCCCTTCAAGGTGTCGGACCGCTGCTGCTACTATCTGAAGGAGAAGCCCTGCGACGACTGGGCGAAGGCCCACAACAGCGTGCCCTATCTAGGACTGATGGCCAGCGAGGGCGGGCGCAGGGAGAAGGCCCTGATGATGCACGGCTGTAACTACTTCGGAGAGACCACGATCAGAAGCGCGCCATTCGCCATATTCGACCGCCAGGATGTGCTGCGGCTGGCGGTGGAGCTGGATGTGCCCGTGCCGGAGATTTACGGAAGGATCGTCCGGGAACCCTCCGGGAAGCTGCGAACCACGAAGGCCCAGCGGACGGGCTGCTCCATGTGCGGCTTCGGGATCCACCTGGACAAGCGCCCACACACCTTCGACCTGCTGTATGATCGGAACCCGAAGGAGTGGGATTTCTGGATGAACACGGTGGGCTGGGGCGAGGTGCTGGATTACATCGGGGTGCCCTGGAGGCAGGAAGGGCGCCAGATGTCGCTGCTGGACGCGGTGGACGACTGGTATCCGGGGGCGAAGGATGATTAGGGAGCAGGGGGCGTGAAGCGAATGCGCGTGCTGGTAGCCTGCGAGGAATCCCAGGCCGTGACAATGGCCTTCCGGGAGCAGGGACATGAAGCGTATTCCTGTGATATTCAGGAATGCAGCGGAGGGCACCCGGAATGGCATATCAGAGCCGACGCGCTGGAGCTGCTGAAGCTAAGATGGGATCTTGTCATCGCGCACCCGCCATGCACCTACCTGACATGCGCAGGCGCGATAAGGCTTTTCAATGCGGATCACACCCTGAAGGACCCGAAAAGGCTGGAGAAGGGAAAGGCCGCCGCGCGATTCTTTATGGAGATCTGGGGGGGGCGCATGCAAAAGGATCGCCATTGAAAATCCGACGCCGATGCGGATATTCGGGTTGCCGCCCTACAGCCAGATCATAGAGCCGTTCATGTTTGGGGATCCGTGGCGCAAGCGGACGTGCCTGTGGCTGAAGGGACTGCCGCCGCTGATCCCGACGGAAGCGCCGGTGGAACCGAAGGGCCTGTGGGTCGGCAGCACATCCGCGCGGCGCGATCCGACGATCAAACAGAGATACGAACTGCACTCCAACCGGGACCCGAAGCGCAGGAGCAAGACCTTTCCGGGGATCGCCCGTGCGATGGCGTGCCAGTGGGGATCATTACAGGAATAAGAGGAGGGAAAGCGTGAAGATCAGGAATTTGGCTGAGTATGCGAAGGACAATCGGTTCATCGTGTTTCGGATGGTGGACGGGGAGGCCTGGTATTACGATTCGTGGACGAACTACGAGAAGGCGCTCCAGCAGGCCGTGCTGGTGGGCGGCCAGGTGATCCCCGTGTGGGAAGCGGACCCGCCCCGGCGGGCCTGCGCGGAGGCGGACCCCGAACGGCTGGCCCAGTGGAGCCAAATCGTGCGCAACGGGGACGACCGGCGGTGCCACATTTGCGGCAGCGACATCCAGGTGGAGGCTCACCACATCATCCCCCGGAGCCACGACCCGCAGGGGCGGTGGTGGTATTCGCCCACCAACGGGATCGCGCTGTGCCGGCGCTGCCATGAGCAGGTGCACGGCGAATGGATGGCCCGATACAACAAGAGGAGGGATTGACGTGCTGAATATTTCAAGCGGCGTGGTGCCGAGGGCCCAAAAAGTGGTGCTCTACGGCGTGGAAGGCATCGGCAAGACCACGCTGGCAGCCCAGGCCCCGGAGCCCCTGTTCATTGACACTGAGGGCGGCACCGCCCACATGGACGTGCGGCGCATTACGCCGGAGAGCTGGGACGAGCTGCTGGCCGTTGTGGACGAAGTGGCGACGACCCCCGGCGTCTGCAGGACGCTGGTGATCGACACGGCGGACTGGGCCGAGACCATGGCGATCGACCATATCTGCCGGAAATACCGGCAGCCGGGTCTGGAGGCATTTGGCTACGGCAAGGGCTATACCTATCTGGGCGAGGAATTTGCCAGGCTGCTGGCGGCCTGCGACCGGGTGATCGCCTCCGGCGCCCATGTGATCATCAACGCCCACGCGAAGCAGCGCAAGATCGAGCTGCCGGACGAAACGGGCAGCTTCGACAGTTGGGGCCTGAAGCTGAGCAAACAGTGCGGCCCGCTGCTGAAGGAATGGCCGGACGACCTGCTGTTCCTGAACTACAAGACCTATGTCATCACCACCGAGGAGAAGAAGCACAAGGCCCAGGGGGGCAAGCGGGTGATCACCACCTGCCACCGGCCCACGGTGGACGCGAAGAACCGGCACGGGCTGCCGGACGAAATGGACATGTGCTGGGCGAGCCTGGCCCCGATCTTTGAGGGCGGCGCCCAGGCGGCCGGAAATGCCCCTGTGAGCGCGCCCGCCGCGGAAGCGCCTGCCCCCCGGCCCGACCCCATGGCGCCGGTGAGCGCGGGGACGCTGGCGACGCTGAACGCCAGGCTGAACGAGGCCGGCATTGACGGAATTTACCTGCGCAAGCTGGTGGCGGCAAAGGGGAAGTTTGCCGAGGACGTGCCTATCGAGCAGTACCCTGAGGGCTTTGTGACCGAATGGATCCTGAAGAACTGGGAGCAAATCGTACAGACGATCATCTCCGATCCGAATTTCCTGCCATTCTGAGGAGGCTGAAATCATGGCTGAAAACAATAACGGCATCATGGACTGGGGCGACACCATAGAGAACGACGGCGGCCAGGACTACATCGTGCTGCCGGAGGGGGACTACATATTCACCGTGCGCAGCTTTGAAAGGGGCCGGTTCCCCGGCGGGCCGAAGCTGCCCGCCTGCCCGAAGGCGGTGATCCTGATGGACGTGGACAGCGAGCAGGGACAGGCCGAGGCCAAGATCGACCTGATCCTGCACCGGTCGCTGGAATGGAAGCTGGCGGCGTTCTTCCGCTGCATCGGGCAGAAGAAGCACGGCGAGCCGCTGGTGATGAACTGGGACCGGGTGCCCGGCAGCCGCGGCCGGGCCCACTTCAAGCCCCGGCCCTTCACCGGGAAGAACGGCAACACGCTGCAGGCCAACGACATCGAGCGCTTTTACGACTACGACGACAAGCTGATGAGCAGCGTCCCCGTCAACGACCCTGAAAACCCCTGGGGCGGCTTTTAAGGGCTGGAGGGCGCGCGCATGGACAACCGACTGATGGACGCGCTGAAAGCCCTGGACGTGTCCACGCTGAGCCATGGCGAATGGATCAGCGTGGGCATGGCCCTGAAGCAGGAGGGCTATCCCGTGGAGGTGTGGGACGACTGGAGCCGGAACGACCGGCGCTACCACCCCGGGGAATGCGAACGGCGCTGGAACAGCTTCGGCGGCGCCGCCAACCCCGTGAAGGCCGGGACCATCATTGAGATGGCCCGGCAGCGGGGGTGGAGCCCCTGGCAGGGCGGCGACGGCGTGATGGGCTGGACAGACGTGATCGAGAGCGACGGCAGCGAGCCGGACGCTGCGCCCCGCCGCAAGGCGGGGGAGGACCTGATCCTGTATTTGCAGACGCTGTTCGAGCCGGACGAGCACGTGGGTTACGTGTGCGAGGCCGCGCAGCGTGAAGACGGCGGCTGGCGCCCGGCCAGCGCGGGCTATTATGACCGCACCGCCGGAGAGCTGATCGCGGATCTGCGACGGCACCCGGACGACATCGGCGCGGTGCTGGGCGACTGGAACAAGGAGGCCGGCGCGTGGATCCGCTTCAATCCCCTGGACGGCGGCGGCGTGCGAAACGACAACGTGACCCGGTTCAGCTACGCGCTGGTGGAATCGGACAGCATGTCCACCGATGAGCAGATCACGCTGTACAGGCGTCTGGAACTGCCCATCGCTGCGCTGGTGAGCAGCGCGGGCAAGAGCGTTCACGCCATCGTGAAGGTCGACGCCCCGGACCGGCAGGAGTACGACCGGCGGGTGATGCAGCTCTACGACGTGCTGGAGCGCCACGGCGCGAAGGTGGACAAGCAAAACAAGAATCCCAGCCGGCTTAGCCGACTGCCCGGAGCGACCCGGAACGGGAAGGTGCAAAAGCTGCTGGGCGTGAATTTGGGGCGGCGATCCTGGGCGGATTGGCTGGACTACATGGAGGGCGAATCGGACGAGCTGCCGGACATCATACCCGTCTCCAGCGTGTTCGACAACCCGCCGCCGCTGCCCGAAGAGCTGATCTGCGGGGTGCTGCGCCGGGGCCACAAGATGCTGATCAGCGGCGACAGCAAGAGTGGCAAGAGCTTCCTGCTGATGGAGCTGGCGATCTGCATCGCCGAGGGCCGGGAGTGGCTGGGCTTCAAATGCCGGAAGGGCCGGGTGCTGTATGTGAACTTCGAGATCGACCCGGCCAGCGCCATCCACCGCATCCTGGACATCTACCACAGGATGGACCTGCCCTCCCGGCACCTGGACGACCTGCTGATCTGGAACCTGCGCGGCAAGGTGATGGATCTGGAGAAGCTGACGCCGAAGCTGATCCGGCGGGTGGGGGACATGGGCCTGGACGCCATTATCGTGGACCCCATTTACAAGGTGATCACCGGCGACGAAAACAACGCCAGCGAGATGGGCCAGTTCTGCAACTACTTCGACAAGATCGCGGCGGACACGGGCTGCGCGGTGATCTACTGCCACCACCACAGCAAGGGCGCCCAGGGGGCCAAGAAAGCCATGGACCGCGCCAGCGGCAGCGGCGTATTCGCCCGGGACCCGGACGCGCAGCTGGACGTGACGGAGCTGGTGCTGAGCGAGAACGAGTACAACCGGATCACCCCGGCGGCGGGGGCGAGGCCCTTCCGGCTGAGCTGCACCCTGCGCGAGTTCGCCAACCCCGGGCCGGTGAACCTGTGGTTCAGCTGGCCGATCCACTTCGTGGACAGGGAGAACCTGAACGACACCCCCGAAGAGGGCAGCCCCATGGGGAATCTGGCGATGAGCGGGAAGCGAAGCGGCACAGATGAGTCACGGCGCGAAGCTCTGGACATGGCATTTGAAGCCCTGAGCATTGAACCGCCAGTGACCATCAAGGCTGTCGCCGAATACCTGGATCTGTCTACAGACACCGTGAAAAACTACGTGGACAAAAATTCAGAAGACTATTACCGCAAGAACGGTTGCATCTTCCGCAAGTGCGAAGAATAGGGGAAATTCCCTATTCTTCCCGAAAGTACGAAAAACCGTTTCGTACTTCCCAGAAGTGGGAACGAATAGGGAAATTCGTACTTCTGGGAAGTACGAAAAATCAATTTCGCACTTCCCAGAAGTGGGTGCGAAAAAGGGGAAAATTCCTATTCTTCCCAAAAGTAGGAAGAATAGGGGAAATTCCCTATTCGTGAAAGTGGGAAGAAAAGGGCTTATATAAGGGTTTCTTCGTACCCGCGCGCGACCGTCCCTACGGTGGGGGCGCTTGAGAGCGCGCCCCCACATCCGGTCCGGGGACTCCCCCGAATTTTTCCCAGACCTTCAGGAGGTGACAAATTTGACCCCAAAGGAAAAGGGCATACTCGAGGACGCATCCAAGTTCATTGAAGCCTTCTCCGACGTGCCGAAGCTGACCGACCCGTGCAGCGACGGATACTGGCAGCGGGCCGCCGACGTGCTGAACCATACCTGCGCCAAGTGGCGACACCATCCGCTGGCGGAAAAGGTGTTCGTCGGAATGTATGAGTATCTGGAGATCAAGCAGAAGGAGATGAGCAAGCGGTGAGATTTTCTATTCCCGGCGAACCGGTGGGAAAGGCGCGGCCCAGGGTGGTGCGCAACGGCAGCCGGACCTATACCCCTGAGAAGACGGTGAACTACGAGGCCCTGGTGAAGGTCGAGTTCCAGAGGCAGGGCGGGCGAATGATGAAGGACGGGCCCGTGAAGATGCGCGTCTTGGCGTGGTACGGCATACCCCGGTCCGCCAGCAAGCGCAAACAGGAAGCCATGCGGGGTGGGTTAATCCGGCCCACGAAGAAGCCCGACTGTGACAACGTGGCGAAGATCATCGCCGACGCCCTGAACGGGCTGGCCTGGCGGGACGACAGCCAGGTGGTATCGCTGCACGTGGAAAAGCGCTTCGGGGAGGTCCCCGGGGTGGAAGTGGAGATATGGGAGGTGTGAGGCGTGGACGGAATGCGCGAGAAGATACTGAAGGCGGCGATCCGGGAATACGGCGCCGGGACGCAGCGCTTCAAGGCCATCGAGGAGCTGGCGGAGCTGATCCGGGCGCTGGCGCGGGGCGACGATGCGGAGAACATCGCCGAGGAGATGGCGGACGTTCGGATCATGCTGGATCAGCTGGAGATCATATTCGGAAACCATGCGGCGGTGCGCCTCTGGGAGCTGAAGAAGCTGAGGCGGCTGAGCGAGCGAATACACGCGGGGGATGTGGTGGAATAATGCGGGGCGTTGAAAAAAAGCACTATGTGGACGGAGAGTGGATCACCATAGCCGAGGCCGCGCAGCGCTACGGGATGACCCGGAACCAGATCTGGTCGCAGATGTCGAACCACAAGATTTCACTGGGAACCGTGATCAGCATGTACCGGGACGGGCTGATCCTCGGACAACAGGGGCGGGCCGCACGGCACATGGTGGACGGGAAATGGATGACCGTGAAGCAGGCCGCGGAGATGCTGGGCGTGACCCCGATGGCGATCCACCAGTGGATGTACAAGCACAAGCGCCCGGACGGGCAGCGCCCTCGGTTGGCCGAGGCCGTGGCCGCCTACCGGGAGGGAAAGGTCCAGCCGCACCGCGGGCACGTCCCGAAGGAACACCGGGTGGGCCGGAAGGCCATGACGCTGCAGGAGGCCGCCGACATGCTGGGTATCAGCTACAACAGCCTGCAGCTGTACATGTACAGGAATAAGCGAACCCTGGCGCAGGCGATCAAATATTACGAGGCCAAGAAGCGCAGGAAGGCCGAGCGCGAGATCATGAGCATCCTGGGATTTTAGCGCGTGGAGGGATGTGGGATGACGGCAAAAGAGTTTTTGAGGCGGGTCCGGCAGGTGGACCGCCGGGTGGACGAGGCCCAGGAGCGCGTCGAGCGCCTTCGGGCGAAACTGGAATCCGGGCGGATGAGCGCCGTCACCGGGATGCCCCGGGGCGGATCCGGCGACTGGACGCAGACCGCCGACCGGCTGATCGAGCTGGAGCAGGCCGTGAACGCCAGGACCCGGGAGATGGTGCGGTGGAAGCTGGCCGCCATCGACGCGATCCGGGCCGTGGAGGAGCCGCGGCTTTCGGAGGTGCTGGAGCTGTATTACATCGACGGGATGACCTGGGACAAGGTGGCCGAGCGGATGGGAATTACGGAGCGCTGGGCGCTGATTCTCCACGGCAGGGCGCTGCTGGCGGTGAAGGTTCCGAAGGATATTTCCGGGAGTTCATTGTAATTCACCTTTTATCTGTGATATAGTATAGGCTGACCGAAGCGGGCACAGAGATGTGGCCCGCTTTTGTGTGCGCATTTTAGGCGAAGGTGTGCCTTTGCGGCGAGCATGGGCGCGGGACAAATTCGCGCGCGTCATCACCCGCGCGCGGCCCTCCTGCGCTGGCGGGGGCGTGGGAATGAAGGAATACGCGAAGGGCTTTTACAAGAGCCAGGCCTGGAAGAAATGCCGGGAGGCCTACGCCCGGAGCGTGGGCGGGCTTTGCGAGCCCTGCCGCGACCGGGGGCTGATCCGGGCCGGGGAGATCGTGCATCACCGGGAACACATCAGCCCGGACAACATCAGCGACCCGCGCGTGCTGCTGGACTGGGGCAACCTCCAGCTGGTGTGCCGGGAGTGCCACGCGAAGCTACACGGGAGGGAGAGGCGCTATCGTCTCGATGAGATGGGGCGCGTGATCGTATGAAGTATATCGTCACCTGCGGTGGGGTTTACCGCAAATGGAAGACGCCACGGCAGCTGCTGCTGTTCAGGGGTGAGCCCATCGTGGCGCGGACTGTCCGGCTGCTGCGCGAGAACGGCGTGGAGGACATCGCCATCAGCAGCAATCTGTCCGGGTTCGACGGCTTTGGCGTGCCCGTGCTCGTGCATGAAAACGGGTACGACGCCACCGCCTACAACGATTCCCGCGGGGATTGGTGCGACGTGTTCTATCCGCTGGACGCGCCGGCCTGCTATGTGTTCGGGGATGTGATTTTCTCCGGGGATGCCGTGCGCAGGATCGTGGAGACGCAGACCGATGATATTGCCTTCTTCGGCAGCCGGCCGCCCTTCGCAAGGGAATACCCGAAACACTGGATTGAGCCCTTTGCGTTCAAGGTGCAGGATTGGAGACACCTGCGCAGGGCCGTCGAGGACTTCAAGCGGTGCGACCGGGAGGGAAGGTTCAACCGAAGGCCGATTGCCTGGGAGATGTGGAACATCATCAGCAGGGGGCCGGATGGGGATGTGAACACGATCGATTATGATTCGTATGTGGCGATCAATGACTGGACATGCGACGTGGACAAGCCGGATGAGATACCGCTGATGGAGATGATGTCGGCGCGGGAGGAATAGGCCCCCCTTCGAAGCGAAAAGCGAGAGGCCGAGGGGACCGGTGGGTTGCACTCGAGAAAAGCAAAAAACGACCGAGACAGCGCGATTTGGTCCGAACCGGTGCGGATTAGGCCGAACCGACGCGCTTTAGGCTGGGGTGTGGACAATTACGAGGAGCCGGACCGAGATGAGGCGGGATGAAACGGCAGAATTATATTTACGCCTACTATCAGGGGATTAAGGACGGTTCGATCGTCGTCGGGCGCTGGGTGCGGATGATATACGAGTACCTGGTGAGCGGGATCGAACAGAAGTCCTTTTTCTTTGACCAGAAGAAGGCAAACAGCGCCATTGAGTGGATCGAGGCGCACTGCTTCCACACGGAGGGGCCCATGGCCCCTGGGCCGCTGCGGCTTGAATTGTGGCAGAAGGCGCTGATCTCCGCGATCTTCGGCATCGTGGACGAAACCGGGCACCGACAGTTCCTCGAGGTGCTGCTGGTGGTGGCCCGCAAGGACGGCAAGAGCCTGCTGGCCGCGGCGATCGCCGACTACATCTTCCGCGTAGACGGCGGCTACGGCGCGAAGGTCTATTGCCTGGCGCCGAAGCTGGAACAGGCCGACATCGTATATAACAACATCTGGCAGATGATCACGCTGGATCCTGAGTGGCAGCGGGAAAAGGAAATCACCTCGGAAATCGACAAGCATGGTCGAAAGACCCGGGACGACAGCATGGTTGCCCGGCATCGGCAATCGGACCTGTGCATTCCTGGGACGAACGCCAGCTGCAAAAAGATCGCCTTCAGCGCCAAGAAGTCGGACGGCTTCAACCCTTCCATGTGCGTCTGTGATGAAATCGCGGCCTGGGAGGGCGACAAGGGCCTGAAACAGTACGAGGTCATGAAGAGTGGCATGGGCGCGCGGCCGGAGGGACTGCTGTTGTCCTGTACGACTTCCGGCTATGTGAACGATTCGATTTACGATGAGCTGGTCAAGCGCGCGACCCGGTTCCTTCAGGGCGGGAGCAAAGAAAAGCGCCTGCTGCCGCTGATGTACATGATCGACGACCTGGACAAGTGGAACGACCTGAACGAGCTGCGCAAGAGCATCCCGAACCTGGGCGTTTCGGTGTCCGTGGACTTCATGCTGGAGGAAATCGCCATCGCCGAAGGCAGCCTGTCCAAGAAGGCCGAGTTCATGACGAAGTACTGCTGTATCAAGCAAAACAGCAGCCTGGCGTGGCTTCCGGCGCATACGGTGGACAGGGCCGGGGGCCCGGCGCTCGCGCTGGAGGACTTCCGGAACAGCTATTGCGTGGGCGGCATTGACCTGTCACAGGCGCGCGACCTGACGGCCTGCGTGGCCGTGATCGAGCGCGAGGGCGAGCTGTACGTGTTCGCGAAGTTCTTCCTGCCCTCCGAAAAGATCGACGAAGCCACACAGCGGGACGGAGTGCCCTATAACATTTACGCGCAGCGGGGGCTGCTGCAGCCATCCGGCGACAACCTGATCGACTATCGAGACTGTTTTGAGTGGTTTCGGATGCTGGTAGAGCAGTATCAGATCTTCCCGCTGCAAACGGGCTATGACCGATATTCCGCGCAATACCTGGTGAAGGACATGGAGGCCTATGGCTTTCATATGGACGATGTGTTCCAGGGTGAGAACCTGTACGGCGTGATCCAGGAGACGCAGGGGTTGTTGGAGGACGGTAAGATCCACATCGGGGACAATGACCTTCTGAAGATCCACCTGCTGAACAGCGCTATCAAGATGAGCACAGAGCGCGGGCGGGGCAAGCTGGTGAAGGTATCGCCGTCGGTTCATATCGACGGCGCCGCGGCGCTGCTGGACGCGATGACGGTGAGACAAAAACACTACGCCGACATTGGCGAACAGCTGAAAAACTGAGGTGATGAAACATGGGACTTTTTGACAAGCTCTTCGGCAACCGCCCGAAACCCAGGGGCGATTATCAGGGCGCTTTTCGGCTGTTAAACGGGTATACCCCGCATTTTACGTCCTTCGGCGGCAGTGTTTACGAGTCTGAGCTGGTGCGCGCTGCTATTGACAAGCGCGCCACGCACATGTCGAAGCTCCAGGTGGACGTGATGGGCGCGGCGAAGCCGGCCCTGCGCGTGAAGCTGAGGCACGGCCCGAACGCCTACCAGACCTGGGGGCAGTTCCTTTACCGGCTGAGCACAATCCTCGACGTACACAACACCGCGTTCATTACGCCGGTGTGGGATGAGTACGGCGAGATCAGCGGGCTGTATGCGCCGATGCCGACGCGCTGCGAGCTGATCCAGTACGGCGGAGCGCCCTATATCCGCTATGAGTTCGCCTGGGGCGAGCGCGCGGCGGTGGAGCTGGAATATTGCGGGATCATGACGCGGTTCCAGTACAAGGACGACCTGTTCGGGGAGAGCAATCGGGCGCTGATGCCCACGATGGATCTGATCCACATCCAAAATCAGGGCATTCAGGAGGGCGTCAAGAGCGCGGCCACCTATCGCTTCATGGCTCAGCTGTCCAACTTCGCCAAAGCGGAGGATCTGAAGAAAGAGCGCCAGCGGTTCACCGAGGAGAATTTCAGCCGGGACGCCGAGGGCGGCGGCCTGCTGCTGTTCCCGAACACCTACACCAACATCAAGCAGGTGGACGTGAAGCCGTGGGTGGTGGACGCTGACCAGATGAAGACGATCCGGGACAGCGTGTACAGCTACTTCGGCGTCAATGACGACATCCTGACGAACAAGGCCTACGGCGACGCATGGGCGGCCTTCTACGAGGGGGCCGTCGAACCCTTTGCGATTCAGCTTTCGGACGTGCTGACGAAGATGCTGTTCACCTTCCGGGAGCAGAGCCAGGGCAACCGGGTCATGGCGACGACGAACAGGATCCAGTACATGACCAACGCCGACAAGCTAAACGTATCGGCCCAGATGGCGGACCGCGGGTTGATGACCCGGAACGAGATCCGGGAGATCTGGAACCTGCCGCCGCTGCCGGAGCCCATCGGCAACCAGCTGCCGGTCCGTGGAGAATATTACAACGTGGGCGAAAACAGCGCCCCCGCGGGGGGAGGAAACGACAAATGATTCCGAAGAGTCTGCTGCAAAAACTGGACGAGGGCCGGCAGTACCGAAACATCGACGTCTCCGGCTTTGAGCGCCGGAGCGACGACGACGCCGGCGAGAAGATCGTCACCGGCTACGCCACGCGGTTCAACGAGCCTTATGAACTGTACAGGGTAGCCTACGGCGGTGAGGTGTACATCGTGCGCGAGCAGATTGACCGCGACGCCTTTACCGACTGCGACATGGACGACGTGATCATGCAGTACGATCACGAGGGGCGCGTGTTCGCCCGGACGTCCAACGGCACGCTGGAGGTGGCCCCCGACAACGTGGGCCTGCATATCCGCGCCCAGCTGGGCGGAACCGAACTGGGCCGCGAGGTTTGGGACGAGATCGAGGGCGGCTATACCACCAAGATGTCCTTCGGCTTCCGGGTGAGCCAGGACAAGCGGGAGCGCACCGAGGAGCGGGACGAGGATACCGGCGTTACCACCATCACCGTGCTACGCACCATCACCCGGATCTCCAAGTTATACGACGTCAGCGCCGTGAGCCTGCCGGCCAACGACGCGACGAGTATTTCTGCCCGCAGCTTCGCCGACGGAGTGATCGACGCGCTCAAGCAGGAGCGGCTTGCCGCTGAAAAGCGGGAACGGCAGATAAAGGCCATCAGGGTTCTCTGCGAGCTCTGATCCATACCGACCAAAGAAAGGAAACACGATCATGAAGGATAAGATCAAGAAGATGACCGTCGCCGAGCTGGAGGCCCGCAAGGCCGCCATCCCCGCCGAGCTGGAGGTTGAGGGTGCTGACCTGGACGCGCTCCAGGAGGAAGTCCGCGCCATCAACGAGGAGCTGGAGGCCCGCAAGGCCGATGCCGCCAAGCGCGAAGAGATTCGCAAGGCCGCGGCCGTCGCCAACGTCGAAGGCCGCAAGGCCGCCAATGCTGAGACTCAGCCCACCCTGGACGAGGTCCGCAAGTCTGACCGCTATATCAACGCCTACGCCAACTACATCAGGACCGGCAACGCCGACGAGTGCCGCGCCATCCTGACCGAGACCAACCCCGCCAGCGTCGCCGGGTCCGGCCCCGTGCCCGTGCCCGTGCTGGTGGAGGAGATCGTCCGCACCGCCTGGGACAACGACGAGATCCTGTCCCGCGTGCGGAAGACCTACTTCCGCGGCAACCTGAAGGTGGCATTCGAGCGCAGCGCCACCGCGGCGGCGGTGCACACCGAAGGCACATCCGCGCCCAGCGAGGAGAGCCTGGTGCTGGGCATTGTGACCATGATCCCCCAGAACATCAAGAAGTGGATCAAGATCACCGACGAGGCCGTCACCATGGGCGGCGAGGCATTCCTGCGCTACGTCTACGACGAACTGACCTATCAGATCATCCGCAAGCTGTCGGCTGATGTGGTGGGCGACATCGCGGGCGCGAGCACCTCCCACAGCGCCAGCGCCGTGGGCATCCCGAAGAGCAACGTGGCGCCCGGCGTCACCGCCATCGCCACCGCTTCCGGCTACCTGTCCGACGAGGCGCGCAACCCGGTCATCATCATGAACCGGCTGACCTATGCCGCGTTCTACGAGGCCTACGCCGCCGCCAACTTCGCCATTGATCCCTTCATGGGTCTGAAGGTGCTGTACACCAACGCGCTGCCCGCCTATGCGTCGGCCAACGACAACGCGGTGTACGCCATCCTGGGCGACCTGTCCGGCGAGCAGGTGAACTATCCCGAGGGCGAGGGCGTGGCCATCAAGTGGGACGACCTGTCCGAAGCCGAGGCCGACCTGGTGAAGGTCGTCGGTCGCCAGTATGCCGCCCATGCGGTGACCGCTCCCGGCCGCTTCGTGAACATCACCAAGCCCGCCGCGGTGACCACCTGATGAAGGTGCTGCTGCTGAGGGACCAGAAGATCATGCACAGGGCGGGGGAGATCGTAGAGGTCTCCCCTTCCGTGTGCGCGTTTCTGGTGAACACCCATTCGGCTGAACCCGTCCGGGCGGAAGTGAAGACGGAGAAGCCGACGACGAAGAAAAAGAGGTAAACCATGAAGCTGCTGATCGGGATTCCCACAATGGACTTCGTTCACGTCGAGTTCATGAAGTGCCTGTGCGCGCTGATCCAGCGACTGCGGGATGAAAAAGTGAATTTCGACCTGGACATCAACTCCGGCACCCTGGTATACCTGGCGCGGGAGCGGATCGCCCACCGGGCCATCAACGAGGAATACACCCACGTGCTGTGGCTCGACAGCGACATGGTCTTCCAGCCCAGCCTGCTGGATGACCTGATGTTCAGCGGCAAGGGGTTCGTCACGGGAATCTACCACGCCCGGCGGAAAGGCTACGCGAGCTGCATCTTCAAGAGCATCGAGATCAACCACATCGAGCGCTTTGAAACGTATCCCGCGGAGACCTTCGAGATCGCCGGCTGCGGCTTCGGCTGCGTGCTGGTGGAGACCGAGATACTGAAGTCGGTGTGCCTGAACAAGGGCACATGCTTCACGCCGCTGAAGCACCTTGGCGAGGACATCGCCTTCTGTCAGCGCGCCAGTGAGATGGGCTTTCGGCTGTACTGCGAGCCCACGGTGGTATGCGGTCACATCGGCCACATCACCATTTACCCGGAGGATCACGAGTTGTGGAAGACCACGATCAGCAATTACGGGGAGGTGTAGATCATGGCGGAGAACGAGGCCTTGACGCCGGATGCTGGGGAGAGCGCGCCCCAGACGGTCAACGCGCTGCTGGCGCCGGTCAAGCTGGCGCTGCGGATCTCTACCACGGCGTTTGACACTGAGATCGAGAGCCTGATCGAAGCCGCCAAGCTGGATCTTGGCGTCGCCGGCGTGGTGCTTCCCGGCGCCCTGGACGCCATCGTGCAGCTGGCGGTGATCACCTACTGCAGGCTGCACTTCGGTCAGCCGGACGACTATGACCGGCTGAAACGGTCCTACGACGAACAGAAGGCCCAGCTGGCGACCTGCACCGGCTACACCGACTGGCTGAACGGGGAGTGATGGCATGGACCGATCGAACGTGATTACCCTGCTATCCTATGCACGCAGCCAGGACGCCAACGGTGTGTGGCGCGACGGCGAAGAGACGAAGCGGGAGGTTTTCTGCCAGGTTGACAGCGTGAGCCGCGCGGAGTTCTTTGCAGCCGGACAGGCCGGCCTGCGCCCGGAGTACAGGATTACGATGTTCTTCGGCGATTACCAGGGCGAGACCCGGCTGCTTTACAACGGCGTGTGCTACGCCGTCTACAGGACCTATCACGCCCGAACCGACGAGCTGGAACTGTACGTGCAGCGGGAGGTGGGCGTGAATGGCGGCGCGTAAGACACCTGTTGAAAAGCTGAACAGCGCGATCAGCGACATCCTGAGCGCTTATGAGGCGGACATACAGGGCAACCTTGAGCGCATCGTGCCGGAGATCGGGAAGAAGGGCGTGCAGGCTCTGAAGGCCGAGGCGCGGAAGAAGCTGAACAAAGACACCGGCGAGTATGTCAAGGGCTGGAAATACCAGGTGAACAAACAGCGGCTTTCCACCACCGTGACGATCTACAACGATCACCCGGGTCTTCCCCACCTGCTGGAATACGGCCACGTGACCCGCAACGGAACGAAACGAACATTCCCGCCGACCCCAGCCCACCCGCATATCGCGCCGGTGGCTGATGAGCTGGTGGAAACCTTTGAGCGTGAGGTGGTGAGCAAGCTATGACCCGAGAAGAAATCGCCACGATGATCGCGGGCATCGGCCTGCCAAACGCCTACGATCACTTTGACGAAGCGGACGGCGCGCACCCGCAGAGGCCGCCGTTCATTTGCTTCCTGTACCCCAACAGCGACGACTTCATGGCGGATAACATCAACTACGCGCGGGTGACCGCGCTGCGGGTTGAGCTGTACACCGATGAGCCGGATTTTTCGCTGGAGGACGCGGTGGAGGCTGCGCTGACCGCGCAGGAGCTGCCGTTTGTGAAAGCGCAGGAATACATCGACGGGGAGCGGATGTACCTGACGTCCTACGACACCGAGGTGCTGCTGCACCCGTCCCCGGCCCCTGAGCCGGAACCCGAGCCGGGACCCGAGCCGGAACCGGACCAAGAACCATAACGAGAGGTGATTTAGATGCCTGAGGATAAGGTCAAGTACGGCCTGAAGAATGTCCACTATGCCACGGTGACCTTCGCGAGCGACGGCACGCCGACCTTCGGCACGCCGGTGGCGATGCCCGGCGCGGTCAGCATGTCGCTGACCCGGACCGGTGACACCTATACCTTCTACGCCGATGACGGCGTGTATTACGAGGTGGGAAACAACGCGGGCTACGAGGGCGACCTGGAAATCGCGCTGATCCCGGATGGCTTCCGCACCGACTGCATCGGCGAGACCCTGGATGCGAAGAATGTGCTGTTCGAGGACAGCAACCCGGTGCCCGGGCACTTCGCACTTCTGTTCGAGTTCACGACTGACGTGAACGCGATCCGGCATGTGCTGTATAACTGCACGGCCACCCAGAACACGGTGGCGGGCCAGACCAAGGGCGAGAACGTGGAGGTTCAGCCCGAGACGCTGAACATCAATGCGAAGCCGCTGCCGGGCGGCGGCCCGGTCAAGTGCAAGACCGGCGTGAGCACCGACGCGACGACGTATGCCGGGTGGTATACGGCGGTTTACACGAAGACGTCTGGCGTCACCACCTGACCGACACAGGGAGGCCCTCGGGTCTCCCTTTTTTAGCTATAGGAGGGCAGTATGGCTATTCGCAAGACTATCGAGATCGACGGCGTGCCGGTGACCTTCCAGGCCAGCGCGGCGACGCCGAGACTATACAGGAACCTGTTCGGGCGGGACATCTTCGCCGACATGGATCATCTGATGACGGCCATCAAGGGCCAGCAGGAGGGCGCCAGCGGGCTTGACACCTTCACGCTGGAGCTGTTCGAGAACGCGGCCTTCACCATGGCGAAGCAGGCGACCCCGAGTATCCCGGACGACGTGATCGTGTGGCTGGACAGCTTCGAGATGTTCAGCATCTACCAGATCCTGCCGCACATTCTGGAGCTCTGGGGCGTCAACCTTGAGACCCTGGCGGAGGCAAAAAAAAAGGACCCTCAACCGACCGAAAGCTGACTACGCCGCTGTTTCTGCTGCGCTGCGTGCAGATGGGGCTGAGCGTGGCCGATCTGGACGGGCTGACGGTGGGGACAGTGTTCGACATGATGATCGAGCGGGCAAACGACGACGCGCCGGAGGCCTACGCAAGGCCGGCGACACAGCAGGACTTTGACAACTTCTGACGGGGAGGCGACACAGCATGGCGCGAAAGAACATACAGGGCATAACCATCGAGATCGGGGGCGATACCACAAAGCTGCAATCCGCGCTGAAGGGCGTGGAGAGCAAACTGAAGGACACCCAGAACGCCCTGAAAGACGTGAACAAGCTGCTGAAGCTGGACCCCGGCAACGTGGAGCTGCTGACCCAGAAGCAGAAGCTGCTGAACGATTCCTTTGCCGCCAGCAAGGAAAAGCTGGAGACGCTGGAGGACGCGGCCCGGCAGTTTGCCGACGCGGCGGCCAACGGCGACGACAAGGCCAAGGCCCAGTATGACGCCCTGCAGCGGGAGATCATCGAAACCAAGCAGGAGATGGAGCGCCTGACCGGGGAGATGAAGAACTTCGGCAGCGTGGCGGCCCAGCAAGTGGCCGCTGCGGGCGAGAAGATCAAGGACCTGGGCGGGAAGATTGAGAAGGTCGGAACCGGCCTGACGAAGTACGTCACAGCGCCCATCGTGGCCGCCGGGGCGGCTTCCGTCGCCGCCTTCAACGAGGTGGACGAGGGCCTGGACATCATCGTCAAGAAGACCGGGGCCACCGGCGACGCGCTGAAAGACATGGAGGATCGGGCCAAGAACCTGGCGACATCCATCCCGACGGACTTCCAGACCGCCGGCGAGGCCGTGGGCGAGGTGAACACCCGCTTCGGGCTGATCGGGCAGGAGCTTGAGGACCTGTCGGCCAAATTCATCAAGTTCGCCCAGCTGAACGACACCAGCGTCTCCGGCAGCATCGACAACGTGCAGGCGGCCATGGCTGCCTTCAACCTGGACGCGAGTATGGCCGGGGTGACGCTGGACATCCTGAACAAGGCCGGACAGGATACGGGCGTCAGCATGGACAAGCTGACGAGCGATCTGACCGCCAACGCCACCGCGCTGCAGGAATTGGGGCTCGGGTATAACACCGCGGTCGGATTCCTGGCGAACCTGAACAAGAATGGTGTGGACGCATCCAGCGTCATGACTGGCCTGAAGACCGCCCTGAAGAACGCCACAAAGGACGGCAAGAGCATGGCACAGGCCATGAAGGACCTGATGGGCCGGATCAAGGGCGCGAAGACGGAGACAAAGGCCATGCAGGTCGCGTCGGAGCTGTTCGGCAGCAAGGCGGGGCCGGCCATGGCGAAGGCGATCCGCGAGGGCCGCCTGTCCTTTGACGAGTTCACAAACGCCGTCCAGGACGCCGCCGGCAGCGTGGACAAGACCTTCGAGCAGACGCTGGACCCCATTGACGAGTTCAAGACGGCGCTGAACGAACTGAAGATCATCGGCATGGAGCTGGTGGAGGCCGCTGCGCCCATGATCAAAACGCTGGCGGACATGCTGAAGACCGCCATCGGGAACATCCGCAAGTGGTGGGAAGGGCTTTCCCCGCTGGCGCAGGAGACCATCGTCAAGGCTGGAGCGATCGCCGCGGCGGTGGGCCCGGTGCTGATCGTGGTGGGGAAGGTGGCCAGCGCCGTGGGCAGCATCATGACGCTGGGGCCGAAGCTGCTGGGCGTGATCGACACGGTGAAGACCGCCGTAACCGCCCTCTGGGGCGTGCTGGCGGCCAACCCCATCGCGGCGGTGATCGCGGCGGTGGCCGCCCTGGTGGCGGGGTTCGTCTACCTGTGGAATACGTCCGAGGAGTTTAGGCAGTTCTGGATCAACCTGTGGGAGAGCATCAAGCAGATCGCCGGGACCGTAGGGCAGGCGCTTATCAAGGCGTGGCAAAACGTGACGGCCACGGCAACGAGCCTGTGGACAGGGCTGAAGGACAAGCTGTTCGGCATCTGGGACAGCGTCAAGAGCAAGGCGGAGAGCATCTGGAACGGCATCACCGACTTCATTCGGAACACCATCGAGAAGATCAAAAACTTCTTCAACTTCAAGTGGGAGCTGCCGAAGATCCCACTGCCGCACTTCAAGATCGAGGGTGACTTCTCCATCGTGCCGCCGAGGGTGCCCCACATCACCGTGGACTGGTACAAAAAGGCCATGGAAAACGGCATGATCCTGAACAGCCCGACCATCTTCGGGGCGTCCGGGAACAAGCTGCTGGGCGGCGGCGATGCCGGCCCGGAGGCCGTGGTGGGCGTGGATTCGCTGCGGAAGATGATCGCCAGCGCGGTGAGCAGCGCGGGCAGCGGCGCCCGGCAGCTGACGGTGATCCTGGAACTGGATCGGACGCAGCTGGCCCGGGCGGTTTATGACATGAACACCGCCGAGATGCAGCGCGTGGGCGTGCGTCTGGCGACCGATTGACGGGGGTGAGCACATGCTGACGATTGACGGCGTCGTGTACGACGTGAAGGTGGATGTCCGGCGCACCGCGGAGATGACCGCAAGCGACATATCCGGGCTGATGATGGATAAGTCGTACTTTAACGACGTGCTGGGCACCTACATGGCCTATGAGATCAGCTTCGTGTATCCCCTTTACAACCAGGACAGATACGCGGCGCTGTACGAAGCCCTGACGGAGCCGGTGGACGGCCACGCCTTCATACTGCCGTACAATAATTCCACGTTGGAGTTGACGGCGCGGGTGGAGACGGTGGAGGACGAAGTGCTGGAGCTGGACAACGGGCGCATTTTCTGGCGTTCCTGCCGGTTCTCCGTGATCGGCAACGGCCCCACCAAGTCCATGAGCCTCTCGGAGGTCGTCACCCGGGGCCGCGCCCCGCTGCCGGACGCCGCGTCCCCCGCCGTGGGCGATACTTACGTATGGGACGGCTCCGAGTGGACCGTCACGTCCTACCCCGACGCGGACAACATCGCGTATTAAGGGGGTGGCGGCATGTATCTGGTCATCACCCAAACGGGCAGCGGTGGCTCCATCACCTACAAGGAATACCACGAGCTGCGCAATCTGTCCTTCTCCCCGGAGGCGGATCTGATCGCGCAATCCCTGCCCGTGAATCAATTCACCTGCGACATCATCACCGGGGACGACGTGGGCATGGGGGAAAACGCGGAGCTCTACGACGACATGGACCACCTCTTCGCGTCCTACTGGGTGGCCTCCGCCTACCACCCGGACCCGAAGACCCTGCGCATCACCGCCAAGAGCCTCTTCGCCCTGATGGAGAACGCGGGGGAGCTTCCCGCTGAGATGTTCAGCAACAAGAGCGCCGCGGACGCCATCCTGGATTGCATCAAAGCGCCGGGGAGCCGCTTCGGCGCGGGGAACCTGTCCATCGACAGCAGCCTCGCGGGGGCGACGCTGGACGGCTTTGTCCCGCAGCAGAACGCCCGGGAGCGCCTGCTGTGGATCCTCTTCGCCCTGGGGGCCTGGGCGAAGACCGCCTTCAACAACGTGGTAGAGATTATCCCCATCGACGACAGCGAGACGCTGATCCCGATGGAGAAGACCTTCTGGCAGCCAAGCGCCACGGAGACGGACATCGTGACGGCCCTGCGGGTGAAGGCGTGGAGCTTTACCCTGATCCAGCCCACCACGGAGACGGCGGTGCGCTACGTGACGGAGAGGGACCCCCGCACGGGCCGCATGCGCCGCCGGATGATTACCGAGATCAAGACAGTGCAGAGCCAGCAGGTGGACAGAACCGCCATGACGGACGGGACGAATTACTGGACCGCCGAGGCGCAGACGGTGGAGCTGGCGAACAGCGCCGCCCCTGCCGCCGCGCCGGAAAACGTGGTGGAGTTCTCGGACGTGTATCTGGTGAACGAGGACAACGCCAGCGCGATCCTCACCCGGCTGGCGTCCCGGTACTTCAAGCCCACGGTGGTGGAGGCCGACGTCATCAACAACGCGGAATACGCGCCGGGGGACAAGGTAGCCGTTTATACCGGGGGAATGGACATCTACAGCGGCTTCATCGGGAGGGAGGATTTCTCCTTCGGGGTGCAGGCCAGGAGCCGCCTGACGCTGACGGCCTGCCAGAGGCTGGACACGGCGAAACTGGTGGTGCTGTGCATGTACGGGGAGACACAGATCGACCGACAGGAGTATGTGTTCCCCGTGGGCTACGCCTACAGCATCGATCTGCTGTTCATCGACTGGACCATGAGCCGCCATCGGTACATCTTCAGGCCCACGCAGGCCACCCTCACGGGCACCATGCCCGCCGGGGGCGCGGAGGTGGAGGTGGAATACGCCGTGGCGCTGGATCTGTATAAGGGCGTGCTGAGCATCATCAGCGTGGACGACGTGAGCACGGTGACGGAAGACGGAGTTGTGATAGGGGTGATTGGATAATGGGCGAGAGGGCGACCATAGATCAGGATTATCTGCATGACGCTGCGGATGCAATCCGGCGTAAAGACGGAACCAGCAATACGTATACGCCAGCCCAGTTTGAGGCGGCAATCGACGCGATCCCAACCGGGGGCATCACCCCCACGGGGACCATCAACATCACGGAAAACGGCGATCACGACGTGACCAACTATGCCACCGCATCGGTCAACATCTCCGGGGGCGGGGGTGTGTCTGTTCTCAGCGGAACAGACTTGCCGACTGCCGCGCAGGGGGGAAATGGAGAAATATATCTAAGGGTTTCAACCGACTTGGATATAATTGGAACGCCGACAAGCGATACACCTACAGGGGTCGTTATTTCCGCATCATCGTACTACGGGGGCTATAACCCGTATAAAGGCTTTGGGGCACAGGAATTAGGATGGATGCCAAACGGGGCTAACGGATCGTTAATGGTTGAGTTTTCTTCGGCGCACTATGTAATACAAAAACTGTCTTTCGTGGATTATATGACTTATGGAGGCAGTATAGTAATTCGTAACGCAACGACAGAATTTCAAGGCTCGAATGATGGCGTAACATGGGATACGCTGCATACAAAATCAAGCCATTCAACAATTACGGGACAGGTGACAACGGTTGTATTGAACACGAATACACCATACAGCAAATTCCGCTTTGTTTGTACCGGCGATGGTTCAAATTGGAGCGGGTTAAGGGGTATTGTGCTTACAGGGTACGAACATAACGGCACTCCTGTCGTGATCTGTGATACATACCTCAAGGTTTCTGGCGCGTGGCAAAACCTGATCGGCTCCAACATCAGCGATGTCGGGGGTGTGACCGCATGAGCAAAACCATCATCATCCAGAAAAACGGCGTCGCCCAGACCATGACGGTGGACAAGCTGCGTCTGCCGAAAGCAGGGGGCGGGACGGAGGATTATCTCCCCGCAGATGGAAAGAACCTCGTGAAGCTTGAAGTTAAGCAGAACGGCACATACAAGGCATCCGATTTCGGAGCCTACGGCATCGCCGAGGTGAAGGTGAAATGCACGCTGAACGGTGGCAGCGCCACATCGAAGGCCACAACCAAGGCCATCACGGCGCTGCACCACCCCACCCCCGCCGAGGGCGGCTTGGCCCGCACCATGTCCGCCCACCATCTGGAGACGCCCAAGAGCGGCGGCGGGACGGTGCAATGGGTGCCGGAGGCGGAGGTGGCGCTGGGAACCAAGAGCGTCAACATCGACAACCGCACCTATAAGGCCAGCGACGATGGCAAATACGGCTACAGCGAATTTACCGTCAGCGGGATCAGCATCACGAAGGACGGCAACACCGTTACCCATACCGACGGCACGGGGACAAAGACCTACATCCTGCCGCACCACATCCGGGTGGAGCATGGACCGCTAAAGTTCACGTATAACGACGGGGAGACTATTGATTTCTTTGACATGCTGGTGAAGGCATACAACGAGGATAACACCGTATGGACAGATGAAACCCACCCGAACGGAGTGATCCCGCTGGAGGAGCTGATCCTGCCGGTGACGGTGGCGGACTACAGCCAAACGTCTGGCGTAACCATCAAAGAATGGGCCGAGTTTGGTACGGGACCGTGGCCACAGCCGATCAACGCGGTCAGGGGAAGTATGGTGTTTGGGCACCATCCATGGGATTCTGTAATCGAATACGACGGATATATTGCGCTGCTCCTTACTGGAGGCGACTATATCGAGGAATACTTATGCTGTACGGATCAACCCGGCACGACAGCCTATTTCAATCCGGGAACCGGGCAGTATCCGACAACTTTCAATGTAGACAGTGAATACACATATGATGGTAAAACCGTATACTATGGAATACCCTTATCTGGCCTTACGGCAAACAATCCATCCGGCGGGTATAATCAAAGAGTTAACGGTTTCGATCTTGTTAAGGCAAAAGCGGCGTGGGTATTGGTATACGGAACGCCAATAAGCATCGCAGACATGCAGACGATCCCCGTCCAGTGGGCGCGACCGTGGGACGCGGAGATACTGGAAGACAGCTTTGAGATATTTGTGTACCAGAACCCCGGCTACGGCGGCGCGGAGGGCGGCGGCGGCCAGACCTCCGGGGGCGGCGCGGGCCGCGACAACTGACAAAGGAGCGTGAGACACATGGCGACCAATTACAAAAAATACATCCTCTCGACGGGCACCCACTACATCAGCAACAGCGGATCGGACGAAAACGGCGCGACCCACGGGGGCAAGGCCGGGGACCAGAACGGGAAGGAATGGCGGCTGCGCTCCTGGTATTCGCGCCCGTGGACTTGCGTGCTGCGGTGGCCGGACATCAACGTGGGCACGCTGCTGGCACAGCTGGGGATCGACGCGGCGCTGAACGACAAGATCGGCTATGACCAGTACCAGCGGGACACCTTCTGGAAGGAGGTGCGCAAGGTGGGCTATCTGCCGAAGAATGTTGCCGTGGCCTGCGAGGAGGATTGCACTGCCGGGGTGAACGGCCTCGTCCACTGCGCGGGCTACCTGCTGGGCATCGAGGCGCTGAAGGCCATTCCCGAGACGGGCATACGCTCCGGGAACATGCGCAGCACCTACAAGAAGGCGGGCTTCAAGGTGCTGACGGACAGCAAGTACCTGAACGGCACGGCCTACCTGCTGCCGGGTGACATCCTGCTGTACGACAACCACCACGCCGCCACCAACGTCACCGCCGGGAAGCACACAGACTACACCTACCGGGACGTGATCGACGATCTCCCCGCGTATCAGGGCGATAAGAAGATCGAGGGCCTGCGCCGGGGCGACATGGGCGACGACGTGCGGGCCATGCAGCGGGCGCTGCTGACGTGGAATGCCGACTGCCTGCGCAAGTACGGCGCGGACGGGGATTTCGGGGGCGAGACCGAGGCGGCGCTGAGAGCCTACCAGAAAGCCGCGGGCCTGCCGGAAACGGGCGTGTACGACGCCGCCACCAGGAAGGCCCTGACGGCCATCGGCGCGCCGAAGCGGGTGATCGTCAGCGGGGGGAACGTCAACGTGCGCAGTGCCCCGGGGACCGCTTCCCGCATCCTGGGCGTGGTTCACGCCGGGGACACCCTGCCCTATCAGGATGTCACCCAGACACATGAGGGCCGGGACTGGTATCTGGTGGCCTATGAGGGCGAAAACGGCTGGATCAGCAGCAAATACAGCCGGATCGAGGGATAGAGCCATGAACGACCGCGCAATACTCGCCGCCGTGGCCCGCGCCGACCTGATCCTGTCCGCGCTGGCCCGGTGGATCGCCGTCATCGTGCCGGTGGCCGTTGGGGTGGCGCTGCTCACCGCCGCCTTCATCCAGTGGCGCGACAGCGCCGTGCATTGGATCGACTACGACGCCCCGGGGGTGGACATCACCTCCGAGGGGCCGGAGGGGCAAACGGAAGCATGGACAGGCTTTGATGAGGAGGAGCAGCTATGACATGGGACAAAATTCTAAAGATCATCGCGGGCGTCGCCGGGGCCATCGCCGGGCTGTTCGGGGAGTGGACGACGATGCTGACCATACTGGTGGTGGTCATGGCCCTGGATTACATCAGCGGCTGGATTGTGGCCTGGTGCGGGAAAAGCCCGAAGACCGAGAACGGGGGCCTTTCCTCCAAGATCGGCTTCATCGGCATCGCCAAGAAGGGCTTTATCATGCTGCTGGTGCTGCTGGCCACCCTGCTGGACCGGGCCATCGGGAATGATACCTATATTTTCCAATCCTCGCTGGTGCTCTACTACATCGCCAACGAGGGCCTTTCCATCCTCGAAAACGCGGCGCTCCTGGGCGTCAAATTCCCGAAGAAGCTGCAAAGAGCGCTGGAAACCATCCGCGAAACGGAAGATAAACCTCCCGACCCGGAATAACCTGGCACCCCGGAAAGGGGAGCAGGTTGACCGCTGTCCCGGGTGGGTCGGACGCTTGTAAGTAGTAGTGTAAGTAGTAGACCAGTTTTTTACCGTATTTTTTGGTATCATTTGGGGAGTCCAAAAGACAGTAAAAACCCCCGAAAACTGCGTGTTTTCAAGGGTTTTGGCGGAGAAGGAGGGATTTGAACCCTCGCGGCAGTTATCCCACCCTACTCCCTTAGCAGGGGTGTGGGGAGTGGCGAAAAAGCCCGTATTTACAGGGGTTTTGGAGGGTTCGGCGGTCGATTTGTAAGTAGTATGTAAGTAGTAGCGCACGGGTTTTTGTGCCTTTTTGGGGGCCAAAATCCGTGCGCTTTTTGCGTTTACTACTTACAAATCGGGGAGTACCCTGACTATGATTTTTTGATGGTATTCGCCGCGGCGAGGAGGTCGGCGTCGTCCGGGTGGGCGTAGCGATCCAGCATCCGGGCGGTGCTCCAGCGCATCATGCGGCGGACGATCTGGGGCGCTATGCCCTCGGTGACGGCCAGGCGCGTGGCGGTGGTGTGGCGGCAGCTGTAGGGCTCCAGGCGGCGGCACCCAGCCGCTTCGAGGGCCGCGTAATAATCCGCGTACCAGCGATCTTCGCTGCGCGCCCAGAGGTAGCCGGAGGGCTGGGCGTGGGCGATCAGATCCTCCACCAGCGGCAGCGCGTCGTCCGGGATGTAGATGGCGGACTGGCGGCGGACTTTGGTCTTGATGCCCGCGCCGGTGATCTTCCGGGCGTCGAGGTCGATCTGATCCGCCCGGAGGGCCTGCATCTCCCCGGGCATCATGCCGGTGCAGATCATCAGCAGCGGGATCCCGGCTCGCAGGTCGCCGGATTCGTACAGCTTCCACAGGGCCGACTGTTCGAGATCGTTGAAGATCTGGCGCTCCTTTTCCTCCAGCTTCGGCAGGACGATGTAGGACGGGAGGTCCTTCGGGCACCAGCCGTCCGCGCCGGCCAGGGAGAATAGGCGGGTGAGGACGGTTTTACAGTCCCGGGCGGTGTAATAGGTGGGCGCGACCTCGGCCACCAGATCGCGCAGCTCGGTCACGCCGATGGCGTCCACGGGCCGCCAGTGGAGGGCCGACAGCTTCTTCCACGCGCCGCGATAGGCGACCTGTTTTGACTTCGAGAGCTGGGCCAGCTCCCCGCGCTCGTAGGTCTCCCAGTAGGATTGCATCTGAGGGGCGCTGGAGGGCCGTGTGCAGCCGTTTGCCCGGAGGACGGCACAATGGTCGAGCGCGTCGCGCTTGGTTCTGAAGCCGCCTCTGGTGCGGTACACGGGGCGCGATTTGCCGTTGGGGTCGTGCCTCCAGCCGACGACCACCTGGGCCGTCCACGTCTTGCCGCGCCGGTAGGCCGTGCCGGTGCCGTTCGGGCGGGTGCGGGGCTTGGACATGAAGATCACCCGCCAATTTTCTTATTAAGTCGGTCCAGCTGGCGAATGATGATCCAGTTTTGTTCGATCAGTGCGCGCAAGTATGACATTTTCGCCACGTCCACGCCGCTGCCTGATAGAGCAGTACCCAGTTCGATCATATTGTTGCCCATCAGTGCATAGCCGATACTGCGGACGGATTCCAGATCCTTCTGATCGAGATACTCCAGCCCATATTTCTCCATCATGGCCTGTGTTTTCCGCGCGATCTTGTCCTCTTTCGTTTCCTTTGTTCCAAACAGCGCCATAGTAATACCTCCTATTTTTTAATATGGATCGGTTTGCGGTACATGCGGGTGAAGCCAACAGGGACGCCGAAGATCCGGACCGTGTCGTAATCCTTAAATTCGATCATCATCGGTGGATAGCTCGGATTATCCGACCATAGCGTCAGCCCGGACGGACGTTTGTAAACGTGTTTGAGGGTGGCTTCATCATCCAGGAACACCACGGCCACCGCGCCCTCGTGGACATCCGGGCGGCATTTGATATAGACGATGTCGCCATCCTGATACGTGGGCACCATGCTGTCTCCGCGGACGGTGAGCGCCGCGTCGCAGTTTACCGGGCTGTCAACGTAGACACCGACGTCCTCATCATAGATTGGAGCGCCAGCGGCCACGCTGCCCAGCATCGGAACCCGCTGCTGGTGCATGTTCCTGATCAGGTGAACGTTAGAGGGGAATGACTGTGTTGCATCGTTGCCGTTTAACTCCGACAAAGATATCCCAAGCTTTTCAGCCATGACCTCGGCGGTGGAAATCTTAGGGGACACAGCGCCGGATTCGTATCGGCTTATGTTTTGCTTCGTCGTTCCAAGCAAATCGGCAAATTCTTCCTGCGTCATATGGTGTTCAAACCGGATGCGGCGAAGGTTTTCCGAGAAACGGCTCATTTGTTAGCACCTCCTTTCTAAGTCTATTGTACTCATAAATGTTACTGTGTCAATACATATGTTACAATTTTACTAATTTGGTCACATGTCTGTTGACAAGTAGACAGGAAGTATGTATACTGCTTTCAGGTCACAAGTATGATGACTGGGAAGGGGGTGGCAAAATGGAAGGGATCACCTTTCGGGGGCTGGTGTACAGTCGCTTCAAGACGATAGCCGATTTTGCGCAGGCTATTGGATGGACGCGGCAGAAGGCCACCAACATCGTCAACGGCATACAGGAGCCGTCCTTGGACGATACGGATAAGATGGCCAGAGCACTGGACCTGTCCCTGGACGAAACGGCAAAATTTTTTTTGCCGAAGAAGTCACAAGTATGATGACAAGGAGGACTGACCATGAACGATAATCCGTGCAAGCAACTGCTGATCGAATTTGCCAACGCGCTGGAGAGCGCCGGCGCGCTGGCAAGGAAGATCGCGGATAGTGAGCTGTTTGAAATCAGGCTCACAGTAGACGGAGAGACCGCTCACCAAGTTGTTTACAAAGCCATGCGTGATAATCCCGAAGCATCAGAACCGTTGCGCGCTGATTCAGAGCGAAAGTCGCCGTAACAAAACGCTTTGTGTCATCAGGATTAGTCAAATCGAAACTGATGCCGATTTCGCGCTGAACTTCCTTCAGGGCATCATCGATCCACCGCTGAGTGCGATCAGCGCCCATATCAGCGAGGAAATCATCAAAGCCCGGGATATTAAGCCCATTCACACAATCACCCCCTTTCGAGGGAGATTATAGCACAAAAATCACGACAGTCACAAGGGAGGGAATACCATGATTACACTGTACGACCTGCTGAACATCATGGATGCGTGGCAGATACGCATTGTGGTGCCGATGACGCCGAAGCTGAAGGCGCGGATCTGCGTGTACACCCGGAACACGGATGAGATGGCCGAGATTCTCCAGCTTTACGGCGATATGCCCGTGGTTAGGGTGGAGCCGGTGGAAGAGGGCGACGTGATGGAGATCTATCTGGGCGACCGGGCCGAGGAGGCGCAGAAGGAGGCGGGCCTGTGATGTACGGAGGGATCACCCTGCTGAACAACGAGAGCCTGTACGAGCGCTTCAAGAAGGCGCAGGAGCCGCAGCGGATGGAGCTGCTGTTCGAGATGGCCCGGCGCGTGGGCACCAGCGGCGCGATGCTGCTGGACGAGTACCGGGAGAACATGAAGTTCCGGGGCAGCGTGGACGAAGACACCGAGCGGCTGTTCCGGCAGTACAAGCTGAACGGCGGACAGAACGACACCTGGTGAAGGGGGTGCAACCACATGAGCAAACGCAAGACTGCGGCCTGGTTCAAGCGGAACGGCCTGTTCATCGTCCGGCCGCCGGACTGGCCGAAGCGGTGCGAATACACATGCAGCGACCTGTGGACGATGATCGAGTGGGCCCGCGGGTGCGGGTACGTGCTGAAGGAAGTAAGCAAGTAAGGAGGGTCAATGTGAAGGCATATAAGGCATTCAATAAGGACATGACCTGCCGGGGCTTTCAGTACGCCGAGGGCGGGGACTACGCGCTGCCGGAGGGGCAGGAGGCCAAACTGTGCGACCAGGGCTTCCATGCCTGCGAGCGGGCGGTGGACGTGCTGCGGCACTACAGCGCCGGTCAGAGCGTGGTGCATGAGGTGGAGGTCGACGGGGTTGACCCGAAGCGCGACGCCGATTCCAAGGTGTGCGGGAGCAGAATTCACATCGGGGCGCGGCTGAATGTCGCCCAGCTGGTGCAGGCCACGTTTGAATACAACAAAGAGCACTGCACTAATGAGCATACCGATCCAAATCAGGCATCCGCTGGTTACCGTGGCGCGGCATCCGCTGGTTCGTTTGGCGCGGCATCCGCTGGTTACCGTGGCGCGGCATCCGCTGGTGAGAGTGGCGCGGCATCCGCTGGTTCGTTTGGCGCGGCATCCGCTGGTTCGTATGGCGCGGCATCCGCTGGTTCGTTTGGCGCGGCATCCGCTGGTGAGAGTGGCGCGGCATCCGCTGGTTACCGTGGCGCGGCATCCGCTGGTTCGTTTGG